TCACCGGCAGAGACGCCGCCGGCTACGCGTCAAGCGTCGAATGGCTCAACCCTGTCAGCGTTCAAGTCGTCGACGCCTCCTCGGTCGGTCGAGCTCAGGTCCGCTACAACGGCCAGCCCTTCAACCTCGACGACCTGCTCGTCGTGCCCGGCTTCCCGGTACCTGGTCAGCAGTTCGGTATCGCACCTCTTGAGAGCTCCGGCCTCATCGAGCTCTCATCGAGGGCGCAGGAGTTCGGCTCCGAATGGTTCGCAAACGGCGCAGTCCCAAGCTCGATCATCTACGCCGACCAAGAACTCACCGCCGAGCAGGCCTCTCAGATCCGCTCAAGCATCACCTCGTCATGGAAGAAGCGCCGCCCGGCAGTCGTCGGAGCGGGCTTAAAGTACGAGAGCATTGACGTCAACGCCGACGAGAGCCAGTTCCTAGAGACCAAGCGGACCTGCGCCATCGAGATTTGTCAGGTCTTCGGAGTCCCGCCCGAGAAGATCGGAGTCGCTTCGAGCGGCTCCTCGGTCACCTATGCGAACCGAGAGCAGCAGGCTCAGCAGTTCCTAGTCGACTCAATAAACGCCGACCTAGTGCTCATTCAAGAGGTCCTCACCGCTGCAGTCCCGCAGCCGCAGTACGTCCGATTCAACACCGGAGCACTGCTCCGCTCGGACCTGCAAACCCGCTACGCCAGCTATGCGACCGCCCTCGCTGCTGGCTTCTTGACCGTCAACGAAGTCAGAGAACTCGAAGATCGGCCTCCTCTGGCCGACGTGAAAGCGAGCCCGAATGCATGAACTGCGAGCGAATAAGGACCGCCCCGAACTGCGGACCGCCGAAAACTCTCAACCTTCACTAGAGGGTTACGGTGCGACTTTTGAGCGCCTGAGCCAGAACCTCGGAGGCTTCGTCGAGATCATCGACCCTCAAGCCTTCACGGACACCCTGCGCCATGCCGATAGAAACATCATCGGAGCGTTCAATCACGACATGAGCCTGCTCTTGGCTACGACAGACTCAGGCACGCTGGAGCTTGGCATCGACGAGACCGGCCTCCGCTACGCCATGCAGCTCGACGTGACGGACCCAGACGCTCAGCGCGTCATGGCGAAGGTCAGAGCTGGCAAGGTGCGCGGCTCGTCGTTCAGCTTCTCGACGCTGGCCGACTCCTGGACAACTACCGAGGAGGGCTTCCCGCTTCGCCGCCTTGAGGCAGTGCAGCTCTACGAGCTCGGCCCAGTCTCCTCGCCCGCATACCGCTCAACAGAGGAGGCCGGCAACGCTGTCGCGCTGCGCTCCCTCTCTCAATTCGTAGACCTGCCATATGAGCAAGTCTCCGAGGCTGCCCGCTTGGGCACGCTAGACCACCTCATCCTTCGAGATGTCCGCTCGGACGTTCCAGACGAGGAAGAGCCACAAGAGCCAGAGACCCCCAGTGAACCTGACGTCTCGCCCTCTAAGCGGACAGGTCGCCGCAACCCGCCAACCCGCTGAGCTCGCGCGAAACGCACCTCGGCACCGTTAACGCATTACCCGCCGGCAACAACGTCGACGGACAACTCAAACACAGAACGGAGGATTCATTATGAATCCAGAAATTAAGCGCCTCGTAGAGGCACGAAACAAAGCATGGGCCGAGATGCGCGCCCTTTCCGATCACGTCGCAGCCGAAGGCCGTGAGTTTTCAGGTGAAGAGGAGATCCAGTGGGCAAAGGGTAACGCCGACCTTGACGCACTCGACGCCCGCCTGAACTCGATCATCGAGCTTGAGCAGCGCAACGCTGACATCGAAGCAACCCTCGGACGCTTCGCACCATCGGAAGCTCCAGCGGAAGTCAAGGTCTCCGACTCTGACATGCTGCGCTCCCTCGCAAGTGGCGAGCGTCGCTTCGCTGAGTTCGGCCCAGAGGCCGCTGAGAAGCGGACCCTCTCGAAGCTGTCCGCAGGCGCTGGAGCGAACACCGTCCCAACGTCCTTCTACGACCAGCTCATCGTCGCCCTCAAGGAAAACTCGACGGTCATGGCTGCGAACGCCATGCTCATCGAGACCGCCGGCGGCGAAGGCCTCCAGGTACCGACCGCAGCTTCTGGCTCCTTCCCTACAGCGGCCCTCGTCGCAGAGGCTGGCACCATCGGAGCATCGGACCCGGCCTTCGGTCAGGTCACCCTCGGGGCGTACAAGTACGCATTCCTCACACAGGTCAGCTCTGAGCTGCTCTCCGACGCTGCAGTCAACATCGAGGCCTTCTTGGCTCAGGTTGGCGGACAGGCTCTCGGGAACGGCTTCGGCGCTGCGACCATTACCGGCACCGGCTCATCCCAGCCAGTCGGCATCGCTGGCTCTGCAGGCTTCGCCACCGTCGCCTCGGCTTCTGGTTCAGCCGCTGCGGGCTTCTTGCTCAATGACGTGCTGACCCTGATGCACTCCATTACTCGGCCTTACCGTGAGAACGCCAGCTTCATCTGCAACGACTCCGTCATGCTGACGCTGCGCAAGTTGCGCGATCTGTCCGGCGGCGCTGGCACTGGTCAGTACCTCTGGCAGCCATCGAACCAAGCAGGCACGCCTGACTTGCTTCTCGGCAAGCCGATCTACACCGACCCGAACATGCCAACCGTGACAACCACGGCCGGCAAGGGTCTCGCATTCGGTGACTGGGGACGTGGAGTTATGGTCCGCATCGCCGGCGGCGTTCGCGTTGAGTCCAGCCAGGACTACGCATTCAACACCGACCTGAACACCTTCCGCTTCATCATGCGCGGAGATTCTCAGATCATCGACGCGGCAGCAGCTCGGGTGCTCACCTATCTGACCTAATCCGTTAGCTGAAGGGCGCACGCTGGGCCTCGGTCCAGTGTGCGCCTCAAGGCATTATCGAAAGGGGCACAGATGCCCGCTATCCGTTTACAGATCGCAGCGTCCGGCTTTGAGTCCGGCGCAGTCGTCGAGGCCGACAAGGCCACAGCCGACAACCTCATCATGAACAACTTCGCTACACGCGCCGACAAGGACGAGATCGTCGTCGGCACACTGGAGACCGCTTCGGTCGATCTCAGCGTGGAGAACGCAGCACTAGCGACACCACGCGGCCGCAAGCCTAAAGCCTCCTAAAGATGCACAGGGACGTTCTGGAGTGGGTTCAGAGGTGGGCAACCTCTGGGCCGAAGAACGTCCTTGATGTCGGCGGGCGAGACATTAACGGTCACGGGCGCTATCTCTTCGACTCGACCTCGACCTTCGAGATCATCGACCTCGTCGAGGCTCCCGAGGTGACATGGGTCGGCGACGTCTTGGACTTCGCCTCAGTCGAAACCTTCGACGTCGCCCTCTACCTTGAGGTGGCCGAGCACACTGCCGAATGGCCCGAGCACATCCGCCACATTTCGCACCTGGTCGACCCTCACGGCGGCCTCTTCGTCTTTACCGCTGCAGGTTACGGCCGAGCACCTCACTCAGCAGCCGACGGCGGACGCCTGCAGCCGGGCGAGCACTACCAGAACATAGCCCCAGACGCGCTCGCTGCAGTGCTGGAGAGCTGCTTCTCGAAGCACGTTCTCGACATTCACGGCGAAGACGTCCGAGCGGCGGCATGGAGATGACCGAATGACCATCACGAACGGCTACATCACAAGCGCCGAGGCTCAGGCCTATACGGGCGTCAACCTCGTCGGCTCGACAGCACTGCTTGACGATGTCGTCACGGCGTCGAGTCGCCTGATCGACGAGCACTGTGGCCGCCACTTCTACTCCGAGACATCCATTCGCTACTTCGACACCGATGATTCTCAGATGCTCACGCTCGGAGCGTTTAACGATCTGACCTCGGCGACCTCGATCACCGAGGACACCGACGGAGACGGACTCTATGCCACGACCTACTCGGCGAGCGAGTACCAGCTCGGCCCAGTCGGAGCAGCGACGAGAGCTCCGATAGCTGAGCCGTTCACCGAACTCAGGCTCCTCGATAACGTCACCTTCTCGGTCGTCGTCCCGACTGGCCGGCGTGGACTCATCAAGATTAACGGGACATGGGGCTGGCCTGCAGTCCCGGTCGAAGTCAAGCAAGCCTGTCGGATCATCGTCGCCGAGGTCATGAAGCTGGAGTCCGCTCCGCTCGGGATCGTCGGCTTCGCAGACTTCGGCGTGACTCGGGTCTCGAAGTCAATGAGCCCTCGGGCGGTCCAGATGCTGCAGCCTTATCGCCACGGCGGGAACTTCGGCATCGCGTGAGCGAGATCACGAACGGCGAGATCCGAGACGCTATCGCCTCGGCGCTTTCAACCTGTCCAGGAATAAACATCTACCGCTTCCCGCCTGAGGACATCGCAGCGCCGGCCGTCTTCGTCGCTGGCTTCACGATCCGCCCGCTCAGCTTCGACGGCTACCGAGAGACCTCGGTCGACGTCACCGTCATGGTCTCGCACCGTCACGTCGACCAGCTCGCCCTCCTCGATGCGATGCTCGACAGTGAGGGCAGCTCCTCAATCGTCGCCGCCATCGACGCCGCAGCGAGCCCAGACGTCAACCTTCGAGTGAACACCATCGGGAACTACCGAGAGGTCAGCATCGCAGACGTCCCCTATTACGCCGCCGATATAACCGTCGAGGTCTTGACCTAATGGCAACAACGAACAGCGCTCAGCTCTTCGGGCAAAGAATCATTAACTACGGCGAGGCCATCGCCAACGCAAACAAGACCGCAGTGACTGCAGCGGCGATGGTCTACAAGGGCTCCATTCTTGCTTCTGGTGCAAAGTTTACCGGCGGCGACCTCCGCTTCTCACGCTGGAAGGGGAAGCAGGGCCCGAGGCTCGGAGCAGGCTTCGAGGTCACCGGCAAAATCAACGCTACAGCCCTCATCGAGGCGAAGCCGATGGGCATCTGGAAGGTCCTAGAGTTCGGCTCGCCTGCACACGTCATGACTCCGAAGTCAAAGCGACGAGCCGGGGCGAAGGCTCTGCACATGGGAAGCGGCCCGCTCTTCTACGCCCGAGTCAACCATCCAGGCCGCAAGGGCACGAACGCCTGGACCCTCGGATCAAAGGCCGGCGAGCCCGGCGCAATTCAGGCCTACAAGCGGACTCAGATCCTCGCCCTCGCAGAGGCCAACTGAGTGCGCGTTCTGCTTGTCCATCCCGGCCCGAGCTTCTCGGTTCAGGATGTTTACGACGGATGGGCTGAAGGCTTCGAGACTCTCGGTCACGAGGTCGCCCATTACAACCTCGGCGAGCGCCTGACGTGGGGCGGGATAGCTCACCTCTCCAAGACCGACGGGACATTCATCCGAGCGTTTAACGAGCCCGAGGACGTCTATCAGTTCGCTCTCAGCGGCTTGTCTCAGTCGGCCTTCTATTGGTGGCCGGATCTGATCGTCTTCGTCTCCGGCTTCATCTTGGACCCGCAGTTCATCGCAGTCTGTCGCAGCCGTGGAATGAAGACGGCCTGCATCTTTACAGAGTCGCCCTATGAGGACACTCGCCAGATCTCAGCCGCTTCGACCTTTGACGTCGTAGCGCTAAACGATCCGACCAACCTGGCACAGTTCCAAGAGCTGACGAATGCCATCTATACGCCTCACGCCTACCGGCCCTCGGTTCACTATCCCGGCGAGGTCAGCATCGAGTCTCGGGACTGCATCTTCGTCGGCACTGGCTACCCGTCGAGGGTCGCCTTCATGGAGCGATGTGACTGGGACGGCATCGACCTCGGCCTCGCTGGCAACTGGCAGAACGTCCCGCAGTCACTCACCGAGCGAGTCGTTCATGACGTCGAGGACTGCATCGACAACTCCGACACCGCCGATCTCTACCGCCGAAGCCGAACCTCATTCAACCTCTACCGCACCGAGACGAACGGCGACGTCTCCGACACTGCTGAAGGCTGGGCCGTTGGGCCTAGAGAGATCGAGCTCGCAGC